TTCTTAGGCTTACCTGTAATACCCTTGTCAACTTTATACAAGTCAATCACACGAGCTACAGACTTAGCGTCTTCTACATTCTCGTACAAAGCATCTTGTACCCACTTAGGCTGATCTTTAGCCCATTCATGGAATACATCGTCTGCACGTATCTCACCAAAGTCAGGGTGGATAGCGGCTAGCTCTGCTTCAGCTTTCTCACGCTTAGCTGTAACACGTAGCTCTTCAATCTCTTTCAAGCGTCCGTCTAACTCAGTAGCACGTTCATCAGCTTTCTTAGCTGCGATAGCTTCAACGATACCTGCTACATCAGGATACTTCTTAGCCCATGCTTCAATCTCGTCATTAGACTTAGGTAGTACAAGCTCATTCTTTGTAGCTGCTTCAAGTTGCTTCTCTAGCTTTTCTAGCTTAGCAGAAACCTCTTTGTCTTTCTCTTGCATGTGGCGGCGTAGATCACCATAGCGTTGCTTGAAGGTCTTCTCTTCAGCACCTAGCTCTGTAGTATCCGCTTCTTGTGCTTCGGCTTTTGCTGGTTCTTTATCTTTTTGTTCTGATATACTCGCATCCTGAACTGGGGCGTTCTCAACTCCCTCGCTATCGGATTCACTATTGGTGGCTTCTTCCTGCGTTTCATCGTCCTGTGCCAGTCCAGCCTGTTTCATCAACTCACGTAACTCTTCTTCATCACGTTGTACACGTGCCATATTACGTTTGTGTGATACAGAGTCAACCTGTACTTGTTCTACTTCAGCCATTTTATTACTCCTTATGTTGGGGCCAGCCGTAGCTGGGTAGCCTTATAGTTATGTGGATATATTAGTCTGCCCAAGTTGATGGGTCATCAATGTCAAACGTTTTACCGCTTGCTGCGTAGTCTTCTACTTCTGAAGCGATTTGCTGTTCAGCAGCGCTTTCCCCTTCGTCGTAAGTAGTACCTGCAGAGTCTGTACTTGTTGGACCTCCAGTTATTAACGAACCCGAACCACCTGAGTCAGAACTTCCTGTCTGAGACATTACTGTTTGTTCATCTTTAGCGGCTTGCTCACTACTTGTAAGTTTTGTACCGCTAGGTCCACCACTCTTAGTTAAACCTAGATAGAAGTCTTTGGATGCAGACATTGCTTGATTGATAACAAGACCTTCACCTGTACCGAATCTATCTATAAGTTGTTGTGTGATTTTACTGCCGTTGATCCAATCATCAGGTAGGTTCTTCAGGAATAGACTGTCATCTACTTCTTTACTTATCTCACCCCTCATACGAGCCGCTAGTTCTGGATAAACATCCTCTATCATATTAACAACTGCGTTTGCTCTAGCAATACCTGTAGCTCTATACGCACCTGCACCGACTGCACCTATACCACCAAGCAATGCTACAGCACCACTAGTTGCGGCCTTTTCACCTTTACTAAGTGAAATCATATCCTTCAATGACTGTTCAAGTGCATCTGGATCAGTAAAGTCTAAACCATCTGCCCAGCTTGTAGGGTCTTTAGGTTCTGTCTCTTTTGGGGGTGGACCATCATCGTTGTTACTTGGTTTTACAGCAGGAGGTGCTAATGTGTAACCTTTAGCTAGATAGTTGTTATACTCTTCTAGTGTATTAGCTGTAACCTCTGTACCATCAGGAGCATACATAGTTACAGGTGTAAACGTAGGTTGTGCTTGTGTAGGTTGACCTAATTGCTGTAAGTTCTGTTGTGCGTTTGGTGAGAAGCTAAACCCAGCGCCAAACTGTGAGAAGTCTAGCTGAGCCTGTGTTCCTGCAGGAGGAGGTGTAGTTGGAGTAGGTACATCAGGTACTTCTTGAACACCACCACCTGGTGCATAACCTCTTACTTCACCGCCTTGTGAATACCCTGCATTACCCATAGCAACTGGTGCACCTTGGCGATACATCATCTGTTGTTGCTGGTATGGATCAGGTTGTGTAGACTGTGTAGGTTGCTGTGTAGCATAACCACCTACAGCCATCATCATGCTATCAATCTCAGCCATCTCTTCAGGAGTAAGATCACCTTCTTGCATCTCACCCATAGGCTCACCACCAATACGTCCTTCAGCATCCATACGAGCTAGTTCCATCTTAGCTTCTTTACGTAAGTCTTCAAAGAACTTCATGCCGTAGAAACGAAGAACATCAGCAGGTACTACGTACTCACCTTCACTTAATTGCGCTGGGATGTCATCACGTACTTCTTCAGGGAGGGAGCCTGGAGGTACTTCATTACCTGACACTGGGTCTACATCTGTACGACTAGACTTGAATACTGCATCTGTTTGTTCGTCTTCATTTAACGCCATTAATTTTATCCCTCAAATATTTTAGTCTACGTAATGCACGAATACCACCTTGCGTTTGGTGTATCTCTACTACGTGTTCTGATTGCTCTAGTCGTTTGTGTAATTCTGCAATACTTTCATCTAGCTCTTCACAGAACGCATCCCACTCACCTTTATTATTAACAAAAGCTTTAAGCGACATTGCCACTGAATCCTTGCTCACCTGGTGCAGGAGCTACGCCAGTACCCATAGTACCGCCACCTGCGCCTGTCTGATCTTGTGCATCAGCACCTGCAGGAGCTTGCTGTGGCGCTGGGCCACCTGCTTCAGGAGGCATTGCACCTTGTGGAGGTTGTGGCATAGGTTGCTGAAAGCCTTTCATGATCTCAGCTTGGATAGCTGCATCAGCCATAGAGTTAGTCACTTTGTCTGGGTCTAGGTCCATACTCTTAGCAATCTCACGTACAATGTAGTCCATCTTAGCAAACGGTGCTAACATTGGGTTAGACGCTACCTGTAGGAACTGCATTAGGCGCTGGGAGCGTACCTCATTAGCCATCAAGCTTTCAGTACCGTTAGCTTTAACTTCTAGGTCACCACGAATAGTTTCATCAAAGTCAAACTGCATGTTGAACGCAAAGAATGCACGTCCAATCAGACATAAGCATAGAAATACCAGAGGCAGTACGGCCCACTCCCGATACGCCTGTCTGACCATGTGCGAAGGAAGGGAAGCCAGTTGATTCATCTGCTAGTACTCTTGCTTTATCAAATAGCTGCATGTTCTCACCAGCTACATTAGGGAACTTAGTACCAAAGATAGCTTGGCCTGGTGCTCCACCTTGTCTACGGAACACCTTGCCTGGATACACGGATAAGTCTTGTCCTGGTACGAGGTTTGTTTCATCTATCTCAATTAGTAGGTTACCAGATAATACAGCATTGTCAACAGCCATTCGCATGAAGCCATTCATTAATGTTTGTGTATCATCCATATTCTCAGCAATACCTACACCAAAGAAACTATATGGGTTATGCTCATAAGGTACTGCATAGTAAGGAATACGTGCAGGTTTGAATGGGTTTAGTACACAACGGATAACTTTACCATTAGATACCCAGATGTTAGCGTTGACTTCATGTAAGTCTTTTAGGTCTGATGGAATGTTAATGCCGTTCTCTTCTAGGATGTCTACGTCTACAAAACCCCAGAACTCTAGCACTTCCCAGCGCTCAGTATCTGTAGGAGCAGTATCGTCATCCTCCATCTTCATTTCCCAATGCTTACGCACATAGTCAGAACCAATAGCTACCGCATCTTCTATAGCTTCATCAATGAAGTATGGTCTACCTTTCAATGCACGTAGCTGATTGCGTGACATCTTGTGACGCTCAACAACATACTCTGCGTCATCCATAGAAGAAGCTGCAGGGTCAGGATAGAAGTTCCATAGTGATACATGGTTAGTAGATGGTACAGTCTTGATCAGAGGGTCATACTCACCATCGTCATCCCAGTTAGGGTATTCTTTATCTACAGCAAATGGGCCTTTCATGACACCTGTACCTAGTAGTGCCATCTCAAATGCCATAGAGCGTAGATGCTTAGATGCACCACTCTCTTGTAGCTGATCGTGAATCTTCTTTTCCATCTTCTTAGCTGCAATCATAGCAGGATGGAATGTAGCTGTAGCAGGTGTAGTACCATCACCCTCAATGATCTTCTCAGATACAGGCTCTACTTTATTCTCTACTGGACCAAGGCGGCGACGAAGGTCAGCCATAGTCTCACCAGGTTTTAACTCTGTGTCAGGGCCAATCAGGTATGGCTTGTTAGTCTCTTGAGTAAACGGTGTACGCATAGCGTCACCAGCTTTCTCTGCTGCAGGGTCTAAGTTAATGTGTACCGCTTCAGCTACACCATCAGGAAGTACAGATGGGTTGATAGTAAGCGGGAACTTGTTGTTACCAAAGAGTACATCTACGATCTGACCATACGCAGCTAGTGTCTTAGTTTTAGTTACTTTAACAAATACACGTGACTTCTCGCTAGACGTGAACTGCACATCTGGTCCGTAGATACCACGGTAGTTACGATAGGAGCGTAACCAGCGTTCTTCATCAGCGTTACGTGCATCTTCAGCACGTTTAAAGCGTTCATTCACATAAGTAACAACACTGCTCACGTTGTCAAACAGAGTGTCTTCTTGCTCTTCTGCAGCGACTACTTCATCTGTCTCAAAGGATAGATCGTCTATTTCTGCCATTATTTAGTACCCGAATGTTGAGTCTGACGCTTGAAAGCCAGAGTGTCTCGTTCTTACCTGCTACCCTTGAGCCACGAGAGCGATCCGAAGGTCTCCAACGACAACCCTTCATGTTCATTTGCTCTGCTAGTGACGGGCCAGTATCTCCTCTTTTATGCCAGAGGGACGAGTCTAACACGCCGTATCTAATAGTTCCATCATTTGCTTCAGCTTCTAGCACCATATCAGCTAGATCGAAAGCCGTAACCTTAGAACAATAAAGCTCTCTGTAGACAACCAACTGCTCAGTCGGTGCGACAGCGAACCAAAGTACTCCTGTGTAGGAGCCGTAACCATAGTCGCAAGCTCTAAACTTAGGCCAGGAGTCAGGTATGTCGATAGGTTCCACAACGTGTATGCGTCTATTGAACTCAGGGAAAGCTGCTCCGTCATTGATGTCCCAGTTACCTTCAAGCAACTGTTTACGTTGATGCTCTGGTAGAGATAGAAGCATTGCTTCGTAGTCACCAGTGTCTGCTAAGTAAGGATTGTCAAACAGACTAGCAGGAATGAACCTGCGTTTAAACAATGGTTGACCTTCTTTACTGTGGCCTTTAGGGAATGTAATAGTATCCCCTGTCTCTATGTTCGTAGCCCAGAAGGGTTCACCTGATGGCGCTGGGTCAATAAACATCTTCTTAACCCATTGGTGTCCTGCACCTCCAGGGTTTGTAGTACCACGCATATACAACCCTAAGTTACTACTGTGTGCACTACGTAGACGTGACCTCATGTAGTCCCAAGCATAAGGGGTAGGCCACTGTGTAAGTTCGTCAAAGCCTATCCAGTTAAACGCTTGACCTTGGTAACGAGTAACGTCCATGTCTTTGTCAAGGTACGACATCCAAAGCCTACCACCCCTTGGACTGATCCACTGACTCTTACGCTCAGACCACTTAATGCCTGGTACAGCTTTAGGGTATAGCTCTTGGCTTTTCTGTATAAGTTCACGTAACTCTTCCGTAGTATGACGTACAAGCAAACCTGAGAAGTTAGGATCGTTTAACCCATGAAGGGGGTCAGCAAGCATAGCATATGATTTACCGCCACCTGCTGCCCCTCCATACAATACTTCCCTTTCAGCCGCACTTAGGAAGTTTGTTTGTGGACCTGGGTTAGGTTTAAACACTACCTCTTGAGCTTCTTCTACATTAAACTCAGCAGGTTTAGCTTGCGCTGGGATCGTAGGTGCTACAGGCTCAATCGTCTGGGGGGATGACTCTGTAGGCTCCAATACTTTCTTCTTCGAGCTTCTTGATCTCTTGTAGCGTTTCTTCGAGCCGCTTGGCAAGCTTGCGTTTAATTGTAGCTGCTTTCTTACGTCTTCGCTCAATGTCTACCCTTTTCTTTAAACCCATATGT